TTATTCTTTATTATTTTTAACTCGCACCAAACCGGCACACCATCCATGCACAGATATACGTCCGGCATCCCCTGCCCGACTCGGTTTTCAATCCGCTGGAAGTGGGTCTTTTTCGGTAAATTCTGCTTCAATGAGTTCCACAGGCTGCGCTCCGTCTTGGGCATCTTCGATCCGTTTCATGTTGTCGAATGCGTGGGGGTATTCCTGCCGGATGGCAGCGAGTCGGGCGACGATCTCTTCGCGCGAAAGCTGGTCAAGCTGGTGAACGTGTGTCGATTCCCGACGGTCGATGGTCAGACCACCAAGTGCGGACCTGATCTTCTCGGCATTGATGGCAGCGGAAAACTGTCCGGCCTCCTCGGCAGCAATGGACAAGTCCTCGAACCGCTTCAACTGGTTCAGCAGCGTGACACCGTATCGACGTTCACGCGCCTGCCGCAATTCTTTGATCAGTTTCGGCACCTCGGGGAATGTCTTGCCGTCGAGAAGTTTTGCAGCCTGCACGTTGGCACTGCCCTCGGCATAGCCTGCCTTCCTCGCACACTCGGCATTGCTGTATCTGCCCTCGACGTAATACTTGGCAAATTCTCGTTGCCGGTTCGTCAGTCCGGCTGGTCTACCTACCTTGCCCATAGCGATATTTTTTGCCCTATGCAGTTTGAAAACACAAAAACCAACGGCCCACCCTTCTCCGAAGTGTCACAACGTAACAGAAGCGTAACGGCTGTGATTGTTGCTGTATATGGGTTTGTTACGCTTGTTACGCTTGTTACGCCATTTTGAAAAAAACAAAAACAAAATTGCAAACCCGGAGAAAATCGTTTTAGTAGCGTGTTTGTTGTTGACTATTAGTGATAGTTAGTTACTATGAATTATCAACCGATGGCACCAAGGAGAAAGATATGCCGAGATATTACGCAAAGCAAGAAGTGCTTGATGACGGTGGCAAACACGTCGCTGACCATCTGCTGCCTATCTGTGATTCGATCCGCGTTCTTGAAAAGAAATTGCTTCGAGATCGTGAAGTCTTTCCATTGACAGAAGGTCGTCGGTACGCCGGTCGGATTCGTGTCTATCGTGTGGCTCGTAATAATCTCGTGCCGCATGGCATTTACATTGTTGACAACGGCAAGCTGAAGAAGATGAAGCGCATGACGTTCGTCGAGTTCATGGATGGATTTATGGGGGCAGACAATGGGTAGAGTTAAAAGCTGGCTGATGGGCATGGAAGAAGATGCCACATGGATGAGCCGTGATTCGTGGGCCGCCGAGCATGGCGCGATGAATTTGCAAGTTTACGATGATGTGCAGGGCCGGATGGCAGACAGCATCGAATATCGCAAGATTGAGGCAGCGGAGCGTGAGGCCGACGCCTACATCGACAGACTGAATGGAGATGTGTGATGAACAAGGTTGAGTTTTCGGCGGACACTGGTGCGCCAAGGATCATTGTCCAGTCGAACCCGACATGGGATCAGTGGGCAGAAATTTGCGAGGCCGTGTGGGTCACGGCCTTGGAGGGTGGGTGCAACTACTGGATGGATGCCATCCGATACGACCATGATCGTCCGTGGGTTCCGTGGAAGCACAGTCAAATGAAAAGCAATATGGTGCGGGAGTGGCGCAAAGATATTCCCAAGCTGGACATCAAGAACGGCAACCATTGCATCCGCAACTTCCCGATCAAGGTGTGGCATGGCGATGACTGGGAGTCCGACGGAAACTGGGAGATCACCGAGGGCATGTCATTCGAGGTGGTCACGGTTGGCATCAACAATCTGCCGCCCGAGGTCAAGCTGTCGATCATGAACCCATACACCTGTGACATCGACGCCGACATTGCGGACCAGATCGTGCAGACAGGTCTGTTTGGGAGTGCGGTTTATGGCTGATCTGGTTTCATTCGACTTCACGCTGGACAACATCCTCTCGGTCAAAGCGCCGAGAGGAACTAAGCCGGAAGATTTGCACGGTGAGTTGCGTGACAAGCTGGCGGAATTACTGGCGACGCAATCCGAGTGTTTCATGTTCGAGGGGATTTACGAGGATGACTAAACGAGTTCGAGTGGCACCGCCTTGGGTGCGTGGCGGCAAGAAGCACGGAAGTCCCGAGGATCGTGGTTCGGCGGACAGGTACTATGGCCGGCCATACGATCCGCATTATCATTGGAAATATCACAGCAGGACGAGAGCTTATGTTCTGCGCGTGGATTCGGAGCGCATGACCGCCGAAGAGATTGCAGAATATGACAAGGGCTATCACGGTGAGACAGGCGAGAAGGTCTGGTTCGAACCGGAGCCACGGATGGAGGATTGAAATGACGAGGATCATTGAGGCCGAGTACCATGTACAGGCCACACATTTCTGGGAGGTCAAGCACATTGAGGACTGGCCTGCTGACGAGGAGGGTGAGCCGCGTGATCTTGCCCACGCCCACAACTTCTGGATCAAGTGGGGGCTGCTTCATGTGCAGTGGGACAAGGACGATAAGCCTGTCGAATATGAGCCGACTGCCGAAGAGAATGGTGACGGCATGGACTACAAGTGGCCGGACGCCGAGTACATCGATGGCGAGAGGATGGACTGATGAGGTACGAGGTAAGGATGGTGATCACCAACACCTTTTTGGTGGACGCTAACGACGAACACGACGCAGCGCAGAAGGCGCTTGAGTTAGGTGTGTTCGAGACTCTGGATGGTGCCGACTATGATGTGACCAGTGTGGTCCCTGATCCGTACAACGAGGCAGCGGACAATGGCTGACGAGGGCGACGAGTATTTGGTTTGCGATTGGTGCGGCCATGAGTGCCAAGATTTCACATCATTTTTTGGGGACATTCGTTGCGACGAGTGTGCCTATGAAGACGAAACCTACAGAAGGGAGATTCTAGGTGAGTGTAACTGATAAACGTGTGACGCGCGATATGCGTCAAACTCTGTTGAATATGCACAACGATCTGAAGACCATCAAGAACACGGTCGAGGAGTGCAACGACATGTGGCTGTCCGATGTGCGAAAGCTGGAGGCGATCATCCACTACCTGCATTCCGAGTTCGAGTTCAGGCCGAGAGATAAATACGACTCGTACTACTCGGACTGGGTGTTCGCCGAGGATGTGAAAGAGGAGGACGATGATGACTGATTGGATTTCTGTCGAAGACGCGATGCCGGAGGAGGGCCAGAAGGTTTGGTACTACTTCCAGCCTGTGGGCAGGCATCGTGGGACTTTCGACGGGTATTGGGTGGACGAGAACGGTAAGGAATGGAAGGGGATGCATATGTTCTCCTGCGACTACGGATTCCTGACCGGCGACGTAACCCACTGGATGCCCGACGAGGGGCAGGACGAACCCGAGAAGCCGAAGGAGACGATGCAGTGAAGGTCGTCTGGGTTCTGTTGCTAGTCACAGGGTATGGTGTCGATTCGGATTCGTTCGACACCAAATCCCTCGGTGGGTATGATACCATTGCTGAGTGTCACTTCGCATCGACAAAAATATTCTGGGAGCGTATGCCTATCAATCAAGAAGCGGTGTGTATCCGAGTGGAGTACGAGGGGCATGACGGTGACGATTGAAAAAGGTGACGGCACGATGCAGCAGCGTCTGGACATGGGCTTGTGCCCGAAATGTCAGACAGCCTTGGACCCTGGACCGGGAACCGTGTGCCGATGTTGTGGATTGGAGATGTCAATGAACGAGACGCATTTGATGCCGGAGGCATCTGAAACCAAGGACATGGAGTGGAGCACCGCCGTTCAGGTAATTGACTGGTGCGTCAGCGAGATGCTGGACAAAATTCACGAATGGCCGGACGATTATGGTCCGGGCAGGTCCGAAGAAGTCATGGAAGCGTGGGAACGAATTCTACGAGGGTAAAATGGTTGAAGCATTTATTGCGTCCGTAAGTTTTTGTGTGATGTTATCGACTCCGCCGGAGTGTGGCCACATTGAGGACGAGTGGGGGCCGTACGAGACGCAAGTTGAATGCGAAGCAAGAATTCGTCAGATGTTTGGTTTATTGAGTGTGACGTTCCCTCCCGGCAGTGTGTACGGCAAGGGAAGTTGTTACAAGGTCGAGGGAGAGAGGCTGTGAAACAACGTGATCCAAACTGGCAGGGCATTCGTCGCCACCATGTGGTGATGGACAAGCGCAGCAGGATGCTGGAGGGCATCCATCGAAACGAAATGAACGATGCCTGCGTTCGGTGTGGCACACCTCTTGCTTCCGTTGTAGAAGTTCACGGCCACAGTCAATGTTCTGTCTGTGGCAGTGTGATTGATGATTGCTGCCAAGGAGAGTGCGCGAATGACTAAGGACAACATTATCTATTTCTCGAAAGAGCAACCCAACATCGACAAGATCGACGCCTCTGCGGTCGAGGTCTTATGCGAAATTGCAGGCAGGCATCTCGATGACGTTGTTATCTTGGGGTCTGACAAGGAGACTGGTGCTATCAAGATGATGACGACACAAGAGGATGTCGCCGACATCCTGTTCTATCTGGAGGTTGCCAAGAAGGCGATCCTAGATCAGGGCGTCCATGATGGTTCAATTTAACTACCGGACGGAGCCTTACGCACACCAGCGTGAGGCTCTGCACCGTTCTTACGACAAGCGCAACTACGCTTACTTTATGGAGATGGGGTGTGGCAAGTCGAAGGTACTTATTGACAATATCGTCTGGCTCTACGAGCAGGGCCGCATTGACACGGCGGTTATTGTTGCGCCGAAAGGTGTTTACCGCAACTGGGAAACGGCGGAGATTCCCACCCACTTCCCGACCAATGTTCCGCACGAGATTTATGTATGGAATCCGAGTCCCAACAAGTCACAAGCCGAACGACTCAAGTCTGGCGTTCAAGAGCGTGGCGTCCTCCGCATCCTTCTGGCAAACGTGGAAGGGTTCGCAACAAAAAAGCTGCCCGCATTTGTGGGTGCGTTCACACAGGGCAGCAGTTTCCTACTTGCTGTTGATGAGTCCACTACAATCAAGAACCCCAAGGCCAAGCGCACTAAGACGCTGGTCGTCTTCGGTAAAAAGGCTGCATACAAACGCATCCTCACCGGCTCCCCTGTCACAAAATCCCCGATGGACCTTTACGCCCAGTGTGGATTCATGGACAAGAGTCTTCTCGGATTCGACTCGTACTACTCGTTTCAAGGACGATACGCCGTCACCAAGACGCAACGCATGGGATCGCATAGCTTCCTTCAAATCGTGGGCTATCGGAATCTTGACGAACTATCGGAGAAACTTGACACGTTTTCTTACCGGGTCACCAAGGAAGAAGCACTAGACCTGCCCGACAAGGTGTATGTCACCCGAGAGGTGAGCGTCACCGACGAGCAGCGGCAGCACTACCTGACATTGAAGAAGCAAGCCATCGCCATGTTCGACAACGGCGACCTGGTCACGGCGCCGGCTGTGATCACACAACTGCTGCGCTTGCAGCAGGTGCTGTGTGGCCACATCAGAACGGACGACGGAGAGTTGATTGAGATTCCATCGAAGCGTGTCACCGCACTGATGGAGACCATCGAGGAGATGACGGGCAAGGTCATTGTCTGGTCACGGTTCCGCTACGACATCAAGAAGATCGAGGCCGAGATCCAGAAGGTTCATGGACCGGGGTCCGTGGTCACATATTTTGGGGACACCACCGATGAACAACGTCAGCAGGCGATCCAAGACTTTCAGTTCGGGGATGCTCGGTTCTTCGTGGCGAACCCACAGACCGCAGGCTTTGGTCTGACGTTGACGGCTGCAACGAACGTGATCTACTACGCCAACGACTTCGACTTGGCGACTCGGATGCAGTCCGAGGACCGGTGTCACCGGATCGGGCAGGACAATAGAGTCACCTATGTTGACCTAATTACTCCGGCTTCGATTGATCAGCGGATTGTTCGTGCTCTTCGGGACAAGATTGATCTGTCGGCGAAGGCGTTGGGTGAAGAAGCTCGGAAATGGTTGGAGCTTTCTCCCCGTTGAAGTGGCGGTTCTGTGCTTTGTTCGTGGACACTGGATCGTTCGAGAGTTGATGTGTGTACAAACCAACAGCACCAGTCTCGAGGTCAACATACAACAGACGCACACCCAGCTTACGTTGGATGTCTGTCAGGTTACGGGCGATTGATGTCCCGGATGCACGGAAGGCGTGGGTCTTCACATCGAACAGGTGTGTCTTCCCGTTCGGCGAGATGGCTACGAGGTCCACTGGCCCCTGTGCCATCACTGGCTGGTAGACGTAGCAGTCTTGGGACAACAACCACTCTGCTGCAAGCAGTTCTGATCGCTGACCATCTCGATTTTTCTGGTGTGGTCGCATAATGTTGTTGACTTCCCCGTTGTGTAGATTATTGTGAGTGACCGTAACAGACACGCACCGAGGAGTAAACAGGTGAATTTGAATAAATGGAGAACCGTTGCCGTCTCGGCGCCGATGTATGCCGCACTGAAGCAGATGGCAGACGAGAACGACAGGAGTGTGAGCAAACAAGTCGCGCACATACTCAAGAAGTTTTTTGAATCGGAGGGCAAAAATATAGATTGATCGTGGACCGTGGTTCCTGTATCACCCTCCAGCGGCGGCGGATTACCTCCTATGATCCGCCGCTGCACGACAGCCGAAGGGCTTAAACTTTAACGAAAGGAGAAGAAGTATGAGCGATGTGTTTTCGCTTTTTGACGAGGCGGTCGATGCCAATAAGTTCGACACTGTGGATGAGGGTAAAGGCTCCCGCCTTTCAACCCTGATCCGTCACTCCCTTGAGATCGACGAGGAGATCTCGCAAGTCGAGAAGCACCTCAAGGATCTGAAGTTCAAGAAACGCAAGGTGAATGAAGAGGACATTCCCGCTCTGATGACAGAGATGGGTATGGAGAGTGTTACCGTGGACGGTAACAAGATTTCTCTTCGTCAGTTCGTCCATGCCCGCATCCCAGATGACAGGCGTGACGATGCGTATGCGTGGCTCCGTTCCATTGGTGAAGGTGACATCATCAAGAATGATGTGACATTGTCCTTCAGCGCAGGCCAAGACAACATGGCCGGTGCTGTCGTGGAGGACTTGCGCCAGCAGTATGGACTGGACCCCGCACAGAAAACCCACATCCATCCGCAGACGCTGAAGGCGTGGGTTCGTAACCGGATTGAGTCGGGCAAGGATATCGACTTCGACCAGTTCGGTGTGTTTGTTGGAACTGAAGCTAAAATTACGAGGACGTAGAACGATGGCTGGAAACCAAGCTGTAGCGAAAAAGGCGGAGTCGCTACCCGCCAATCTTATGGATGACCTGTACGCTGGTGCGGGTCAGGGGATGGAGAACATTACTGCCGAGGATATGCAGATTCCGTTTATGCGGATTCTGCAACCTCTCTCTCCGCAACTGATCAAGACGGACTCGAAGTTCATCAAGGGTGCGTCTGCCGGTGACATCTTCAACACTGTGACCGGGCAGTATTGGGAAGGCGACGAAGGCGTGACGATTATCCCGTGCGCTTACGAGATGAAGTTCCTGGAGTTCCAACTGCGTGAGTCTGGTGGTGGCTTCCTTGGTGAGATCGATCCAAACAACCCTGACATTCGTCAGGCGAATCGGGTGGGTGCCAATGAAATGCTGCCGTCAGGCAACGAGTTGGTCCGTGCTGCCCAGTTCTTGGTCGTGGCTATCGGCGAAGACGGTGCAACCCAGCAGATGATTCTCGATATGAAGAAGACCCAGATGAAGGTTGCTAAGCAGTGGAACACCCGCCGTGCGGGCATGAAGCTGATGCACCCGGAGAAGGGTCTGTTCACTCCGCCCATGTGGGCTACGGTGTGGAAGTTGAAGACCGTGCAGGAGAGCAACGACAAGGGTTCGTGGTTCAACTACTCGATCTCCCAGCTTGATATCAAGGATGTGCCGTCGGCAGTGGTGCAGGAGTGTAAGGGTCTGTACGAGCAGTTCCGGAAGGGCGAGATCAAAACTTCCGCTGGCACTGCCGAAGAGATGAACGCTGCTTCGTCGTCCCGGCAGGACGACGAAATCCCGTTCTAACGTAGTCGGTAAATTACGCCTGACAGGGGGAGGCGTACCCCAAGAGTGTCTCGCTTACGGCTATGGATATTGACTACACCTCGTAGGTGACCTGCCATCTGGGTCTTCACAATATTAGACATCGGGATACTTACCCCCTGCCCTAACCCAACCATAGGGGATAGTTATGACCTTGGACGAAAGGTTCATGGCCGTTTTTGAGGGTTTCAAATCGGCACATGGACAGACAATTATTTCAGAGGAGCGCCGGGCCGGCAAACAGAAGGCACAATCTCGCACAGTCCGCACTCCAATTACCCTCGAACTTATTCGATCCCACCTGGACGGTGTCAAGGGTGTCGGATCGATCCCGATTAACGAAGACAACAAGTGCAAGTTTGGTGTCCTCGACATTGACGAATACCCACTGGACCTAGCTGCCATTGACCGGCGGCTGCGCGACCTCG